CAAATGACGTAAGACCATTTTATGAATTATTTTTACCTGAAAAAAATGTTCTTGGGGTTACCAGTGTGTTATTAAAAGACGGAACACAATATGCCAATGTACCAACAGTTCAAGAATTTTTAGGTGAAGATAATAGATGGTATGAAGTAAAAGCGTTGATTGAAGATAGAGTTTTTGTTGAGGATCCAACTAAAGTTTCTGATCAACCCGGCATCAAAGTTGGAAAATATTTAATGGTGACTGATAAATTCATTACTGAGTATACACCTGAAGGTTTTCTAAAAATGACGTTCGGAGGCGGTAGCCAATCTGCAGATGAACAACTTCGTGAATTTGCGAGAAATGGTTATAAATTAGATTTATACAAATATTCAAATAACCTAGCATTAGGTAGTATATTAAAGGCGAACTCAACATTATTTGTTCAATATAGAATTGGTGGTGGAACATCAAGTAATTTGGGTGTAAATGTAATAACCCAAATAGGTACGGTTTCATTTTTTGTTAATGGTCCTTCAGAAACGGTTAATACTAGTGTCATTAATTCGTTAAGATGTAATAACGTAACCGCAGCTATTGGTGGAGCTAATTTCCCAACAACTGAAGAAGTTAGAAATCTCGTATCATTTAACTTCGCAGCACAGAACAGAGCGGTAACGATTAATGATTATAATTCACTTATTAGGACGATGCCATCTCAATTTGGAGCACCGGCAAAAGTTACAATCACTGAAGAAAATAATAAAATAAAAATCAAAATGTTGGCATATGATGATACGGGTAGTTTAACCGAAGTAGTATCAAATACATTGAAAAATAACGTTGCTAACTATCTTTCTAATTATAGAATGATTAATGACTATATTTCAATTGAAAGTGCGAATGTTATTGATTTAAGTTTTATTATTGATTTAGTTATCGATTCCACACAAAATCAAGGCGCTGTTATTTCACAGGCAATTAATATAGTAACAGATTATTTCGACCCAATTAATATGCAAATGGGTGAGAATGTTAACATCTCTGAAATCCGTAGATTATTACAAAGTGAAAATGGGGTTATTTCCGTTTCAAGTATATCGGTTTTTAACAAAGTAGGTGGACAATATTCGTCATCTGAAACCTCACAAAGATATTCTGATTCAACAACAAAACAGATAGAACTTATTGATGATACTATTTTTGCGGAACCAAGTCAAATGTATCAAATCAGGTTCCCAAGTAAAGATATTAATATTAGAGTGAAAAACCTTAAAACGGTTAATTTTTCTTGATAATTTATTTTATAGTTTCTTTATTTATCTTTTGTGAAAATGGGTAATAAACTATTTATTTTAAAAGATTGTAATGTCCAATTCATATAGAATAAGAACCGAAGTTGGTAAAGATAAATCAATTAGAGTACAATTAGATCAAGATTTTGAATTTTTAGAGATCCTATCCCTAAAATTAGTTCAAAGTCAAGTATATGCGAGACCATGCTCGGATTATGGTGTTGTTATTGGTAGAGTTTCCGTAAATGACGGATTTGGATTGCCAAATTGTAAAGTATCAATATTTGTTCCGTTATCAGACGCGGATTCATTAAATCCAATAATCTCTGATTTATATCCATATAGATCACTTTCAGATGTAAATGAAGATGGGTATAGATATAATCTACTTCCGTATACAAAATCGTATAGTGCGCACGCAGCAACTGGAACATTTTTTACAAGAGAAGACGTTCTTATCGATACCAATCTAATTGAAGTGTATGATAAGTATTATAAGTATAATGCGGTCACAAATGATAGTGGTGACTTTATGATTTTTGGGGTTCCTGTTGGAACACAAACAATACACTTAGATGTTGATTTATCTGACATTGGTGAATTTTCACTTTCTCCACAGGACTTGATAAGAATGGGTAGAGCAACCGAAGCTCAAGTATCGGGAACTGAATTCAGAACATCGTCAAATTTAAACGCGTTACCTCAGTTAGTTACTATTAATAGAACCGTTGAGGTAGAACCATTTTGGGGACAAGAACAGATATGTAATATTGGTATATCAAGAGTTGATTTTGATTTAACAACTGAAGCGAATATCGTCATAGAACCTACCGCTATTTTTATGGGTTCTTTGATTTCATCTGAAGATACCTACTTTCAAAAAAGAAGTTGTAAACCAAAAAATAAATTAGGTAATTTATGTCAAATGGTTGCAGGTCCTGGTGAAATTTTGGCAATTAGACAGACAATAAATCAAGACTCTAATGGAAGACCTGTATTGGAAACAGTTCAATTAGATCAAGGAGGACAAGTTATTGACGAGAACGGGACTTGGATGTTAGATGTTCCAATGAATTTGGATTATGTTATTACAAATGAATTTGGAGAACAAGTTTTATCAAACGATCCAAAAAAAGGTGTACCAACTAAAGGTAAATATAGATTTAAAGTAAAGTGGAATCAATCGCCAAGCTTATCTGAAACTACTAAAAGAGGTTATTTCTTGGTTCCAAATGTAAAAGAACACGGATGGAATATTGGTAGTGGAACTGATCCATTAAACCCATTATCACCTGGTAATAATGATTATGAAGATGCGTTAAGAGCATATTCATTTAGTTTGGATTGGGAAGATTATGGATATTCTGGTTCATCATACTACAATCAGATGATACAATCGGCAATTGATTGTGAGGATACTTTCTATCCTATGTTGTATAATAAAGTTTATACGGTGTCTCAGATGATTGATAATTTCAGGAGAGGTTATAATCCGGCTAGATTTACAGGTATTAAACATATTTTAGATAATGAATGCGAGAGTGAAAATAATAAGTTCCCAACAAATGATTCATATTTGAGATTTGATATTATGTATCTTTTATTTGTGGTTCTCTTATTTGTTATTAAACCAATATTAATACCGACTGTGATTTTAGTTCACGTATTGGCGTTTTTAATGAAATATATATTAGGACCAATACTTGCCGTAATTGCTTATGTTGTGCTATCAATTGTATTGGCAATTTGTGGTGTAATTTATCTCATAATAACGGTTATTAATGTCTTTTGTGGTGGATGTATTGATTTTAGTTGTAAAGAAATTGCAGACTCATTCGATAATGTTGGTGAAATTTTTACTTTATATAAAAAATTTACCAATATTCCAATTCCTAATTTATCTTATCCGGATTGTGAATTATGTAATTGTAAAGAAGGCGAACCTGTTGGTGATGGTGGTGTGTCAAACCCTGATAACGCTGTGGTAAATCAAATATTGAATCAATCAGGAATAAACTCAATATTGAGTAAATTAACAATACAAGGATCATACATTATTAGTGGTTATACCGGAATTCAATCAGCGGCTTTACAGAATATACTTTCAGGGCCATCAAATGATACTGTCAATCCTAAACCGCAAAGTCAGTCACCTCAATTACAAGTATTTGATCAAGATTCAAATGGTGTCATCGCTTATACATTTTCAACCAGTTTAACTTTAGCGGAGAGAATTAATCTATTTAATACTAAAAGTAAATATTTTGATAATTCCGTTAATAATCCTGGTGGTGGCGTTAATAAAATGAGAGTTCAATTCAATGTTGATTTAAATCCGGGTAAATACCATTACGATAACACGATAACCATCCTGTGTAAAGAAGATCAATTAAGTAAGTTTCAGACAGGTAAACTACTAACGTTCCAAGATCTTTTATTATCTTCGGATGTTAATCTGACTGGCGTAACAGAACTCAACGCTTATGGAACTACATCAATAACAGGTAGTACGATAAATAATACTCCTACACTTGTGCAGGTATCATACGCTGATTTAGCGGGAGGAGGTACAATAAGTCTTCCAAATTCATTATATACTTTAACAGGAAAAACTGATGACGCATTATTTGCGAGATTTCCAATGGATGTTGAATACTTCCAAGTTATAACCGCAATGACATATAGTTCTTTTTCAGGAATTTGTTCAACCGTGCCCATAATACCGGGGTTTTCAGAATATACATTATATAATAGATTTTTAGGTAACAATACGAGATTCAACGTACTAAATAGTGATACTAGCTGGCGAAGTATTAATTCATACATTGACTTATCCCCAATCGAAGAATTTGATAAAGGTGAACAACAAGTTGTGGTCTTTTTAGTTAGAGGAGTTGATCCATACTCGACTAGAACCAAAGTAAAATATGATTTGAGTTACTTATTT